GAGATCCAACAACTAAATCTGATATGTACCTTTTGTCGTTAAACCAGTCTTTAGTCTGATACTCCATAAAGCAGTTGCTAGTGTCGTTAATTACCGACATGATTTTTACATTGTCGCCAGAGCCAGTAAGGGTTATCTCCTCACTTCCCGTAGCAACTTCAGTTGTTTTAAGTATTGTGTCACGTAAGGCAGACCAATCAGCAGCTTCCTCTACTAACTGCTTGGCATCGTTAATGAAGTCACCAACCATTGTAGAATACGTAGTTGAAGTTACTGTTGTTACTTCATCTTCTCTTAGACGACGCAATACGTTATTCATTATGTTTATATACGTCATGATGTAAGCATTCCTCGTTGACTAACTAAATTGTTTGTAAAATCCCTTAATAAGTCGTTAGCTGTGGCTGGTGGTCTGTACAAAAGCATTTCCCCTTGAGATAAAGAAACAGGGAGGTTTGCTATAGAAGCTTGTCTAGGCATCATACCTCCACCACCTCCACCACCTAATTTTATACTGGGTAAATCTATGTCTGGACCGTCGGGTAAATCTATGTCTGGACCGTCGGGTAAATCTATGTCTGGAGTAGTTCCGTGAGGTAGCTGTTCTTTAATATAATCTGCTGCTGCTCCAATAGGTCTTACTACATCTCTAACAACATCTTCTGTTTCACGACCCGCTGCTCTTACAACGTCTTCAAATTCTCTACCAACTGCTCTTACATTTTCAGGGATTAAGTCGCCAAGACCGCTTAAGTCTACGTTAAAAGGAGTACCCTCTAAATCAAAACCCGGATCAAGAAAGCTTAACGTCATGTCAGCATCTACAGAGTCACGGTCACTATAGTTAAGTCCTTTTGCTACAGCCTTAAGATAATCTTCTGTGCTTACGTCTTCTCCAAAAGATTCACCAACCGCTGTTTCAATTAAGGGGTTTAAAGCAGCAATAGGAAGCGATGTCTGCCCTTCTCTAAATAAGTTATCTACGTTTACATTACCCATAGAGTTAGCAAAAGTTGTTCGCACTAAGTTTTGTAATTCGCTAGTACTATAAGTCTGTACGGTGTTTAATGCAATATCTTCAATGTCGTCTTGTTTTATAACACCGTTGACAATATCCATACCCATATTATAAACTGTGTCGTAGTCAGTACCTAAGCGGTCTGCCATGTCCCAAATTGCGTTGTCAAGGGCGTTTGCTGCGTCTGCTGCTATTTCTGTTCCACGTAAAGCATCTAAAGCGTTGGCTTGTAAAGTGTCGCTAATAAAGCCCAAACCGCCTGAAATAGCTGCTTGGCCTAGAGCATTCATGTCTACACTGCCTGTAGTAACGCCTTGAATAATCGCATTTGACAAAGCATTACCAGCGGCGGCTGAAGCAACACTACCTGCTGTAAGCCCGGATGCTCCGCCAGCGGCCCCACTAGCCGCACCCGGAATACCTAAAAAACCTCCCGTTCCTGCGGCAGGTCCACCTACGGCGCTAGTTAATCCCGGACCTAAATAAGAACCAGCAAGTGCCGCCATTCCAGCTAAAGCATATTGACCAGCGGTTTCGCCAACATCTTCTACTTTAACGTAAGCTGATCCATTCCATTTAAACTTATCGCCACTTCCGCTGTACACAGTGTCGTTAACACCGTACTTCTGTAGCAACGCTTGGTTAGCATCAGAGTTAATCCAGTTATTATAAGCGCCTGATTGAGCACCTGTTTGTTGCCTTCGAATATTCTCAAGGTTTTGAGTAGGGTCGCTAGGGTCAATAGTAAGGTCAGCGTCCCCTTCAAAGATCATTTGCTGATCTTCTGTAAAACCAGCGTCTGCTTCTGCCCAGTTACCTACATCGTACTGCCCGGACTGAATCAACTGCTCACGTTCATTCATGTACGAAAGGTAGTTGTCAAACGTGCCAAAAGACTCACGCAAACGATTAGATTTGTCTGCGTTAAAGTACGACTCAAGATCCTCTACGGTTGCTTCGTCGTCTCTACCACGTTGTTCATAAAGGTAATTAGGGTTGCCTTTACCTTCTTCCGCTCCTTTAAAAAAAGTAAAGGTTTGAGTGGGAGTCTGACTTGTCAACATTCCTTCTTCAGCCATTACTTTCTCCAGTTAGCCAGACCACGTAGGCCAAACGATGCCGCTACAGCAGCACCAAGGAAACCTTTGTACCACTCAGGCATAGCTTCTAAGGCAGCAAACCCGTTCATAACAATAGGAACCATACTAGGAAAAAACGCTAGTACACACGGTATTGAAAACAATAATGTGAACCATTCGTCTTTCCAAGAGTTGGCTGCATTGTTAGCATGGATGTTTTCCCAGTTACCGTCCTGCTGAATAGCTACCATCTTAGCTTCATGGACAGCTTTCTTTTCTTCAGACTTACGTTGGAAGTAACCACCAACAAGAGACGTAATAGGGCCGATCAATGCTTGCATCATCTAGCAAACTCCAAAATAGCAATAGCCGTAGTGACAATAATAGCAATAGAAGCAAAGCCACCTGTCATCATCTTTTCTAGCTTGTCAAAACGCTTGTTATGTTCGTCAAGCTGTAGCTGAATCATTTCGTATCGCAAAGCACACTCAGCTTCGTGTTTGTCTAAACGTGCTATTGCTTGATCTAAAGGAGCCATGATTACTCCTTAGTAAACAAATGACCATCGTGATCTGGTTCGACCATTTGTTCCCAGCCTTACCTTGCAAGTGCCTGAACCAAAGTCGCCAGTTTTAACGCCAATCTTGTATTCAGTAAACTCTGGTTCATAACCGTAAGTTTCTGTGTCGGCAGTAAAAGCCTGAACATCAGTAAACGTGTCTCCGTCTACTCCTGTTTTCCTTTGTATCGTGACTTCAGTTCCGCCAGCGATTCCAGTAATAGATACATTGAAATAACCTTGTATCTTTAATACATCGCTAAATGTATTTTGAGCCGTAATACTTTTTGTAACTTCACCCGCCATGTTTTACTCCTAAATAGTCGTGGTAAGCATTGAGCCTTCAAGAACTTCAATCTCAAACCATGTTCTTACGTCAGCAACGATGTCCTTTGAACCTGATCCTGATTTCACATAAACCTGAAAGTAATCATTCTGACTCACATCCAATACTGGAGTGGTTACATAGGCTTGATCGGCACCATCTGTTCCATCAGTTTTTGAATGCGATGTTTGCTCTAGGGCGTCGGTTCCGTTTTTATAAATCTTTGCGTCTAAAGTATTTCCCGTGTTGTCAGAAGAAAGTGAAGCCCTGATTCTGATTTTATCTACGTTAGCAGGAATAATAAGTTTGCCATCAGCAAGAGTAGCAGTCAGAGCATTGCTTGTAGAGGTGTCCTTGTCTCTGGTGTTAAAGGTATCGACAGCCGCCCATGAACCACCACAACGAAAATCTCCCGAAAGGGTAAGACGTGCATATCTAAGAGTTGGCGTATATGTTCCGCCAGCTTGAGCAACCCATGCGTAATCAGAACCATTCCAACTAAGCACTTCGTTACTACCAGCGCCTGAAACATTTAAATGAGTATCCACATTTCCGTCTGCGTATGAACTACCGCCACCACTACTTGACTGCACTCCAAAAATACCGTTTGTCGCAATTATTCCCATTGCACTATATCCTTATCACTTTGTACTGCTTGTAAATATAAACATCATTAACATTGACGCTAACCCTGCTAGTACAACTACTAAAAAAGACTCAAGAAATGTTTCTTTTAACTCTTGCTGTCTGTAAACGTCCTGCTCTCTTTGTGCCGCTATTTGCCGCTTTATGGCTCTAAACTCATCTAACCCGTCTTTGCCGTAAACCATGCTAATTATCGACAACAATTCTTTCTGTTGAGCTTGCAACTTTTTCTTTGCCGCAAAAGCTCTCGCCGCCTCAGCTTCTACACTTTTACTAAACACCACCTTTTTAAAGGGGTTTGTACTTCTGGCTTTTTTTTCAGCATAAAGTACGTCTGAAGCATGACCGTACCATGTGCCTAGTTGAGTCATTGTGTCCTCAACAGACCGCCCTGCTTCCACCATTGCTTTGGTCATAGCATACGCTTTAGACGCCGCCGCAATAGCAGTTACAGGATCTATCATTTACCAAGGCACACCGTCAGCGGAGATAGGGTTCTTGTCTGCCTCAATTTTAGCCGCTAGAGCCGCCTCAGTTGCCGCCTGATCGACGTTAGCCCATACCCAACCCATTACATCAGACTCAGTTAAACTGTCGTATGAGACAAATGAGGGGTCTGTAGCGTCGGGTGTAAAACCTACAGTGCCATATGCAGAGGCAGAGTAGTCTCCGTCCACTTCAGTTACACGCCAGTGTGCAACAGTAACGCCACCGTCTGCTAAGTTTCGCTCAAGGTTTGCAATTGTCCAAGTAGCCATTGCTTAGTCTCCAAACACTGCGTTGCAAATAGCTTGTACGTTAGTAGGCTCTGATGACCAGTCGTCTCCAGAGTTAATTACGTGACGGTGATAAGACTGAGAAATGACGGCGCCATCCTCAACGATCTTAGTAGCAGTACGCACCTGTACGACTGTAGTGTCGCCAGAGGTTACTACTTCGATTTTGTCTGCTGATACTTCTTTAGTTAGTGACATCGTTGTCTCCTGTTAGTCCAGCCCCAGAGTCCACTGAGACTATTTAGGGTTAGTTAGTAAAGTAAGTAAGGGTTCCTAAAATATCCGCAGTTCCAGAATTGTAGGCACTAACTGCAATTTGTGAATCGTTACCGTTATCTACGGTTTGTCTAAAAGTTATTACAGAACCAGAAGACCCGACACTACACGTTACGTTACAGGCACTATCGTTTAAATCAACCAAATCTAATCTAACGCTTCCGTCTGCCATTCCCGTGACTCCAGTGCCAGACGTAAAAGGCAAATTTCTTAATACTAAGTTATTAGAAGAAGTCATTCCTGTTGTATCAATATTTAAAGCACGAAATGTGACTGTTACCTGACGACCAACTTTTGTGTATGCACCATCAAGCGTTGCCGCTGTTCCTGTGTTTCCACCAGAAGTTGCATCAGCAATAACAGGAGTCCACGTTCCTTCCTCGTAATCATCTAGCTTATTCGCCGCCGCAGAACCACCTACGTATATACCGCCAGACGTTTGAATATCACCAACAACATCAAGGGCCTGTGTTGGAGTGGTACCAATCCCCAATGATTCAGCAGAAGCGTCCCAATAAAACTTCGCATTTGATCCACTGTCCTCACGAAACGTAATATCGCCCGTAGCATGGTCAATAGCTATTCGTGTTTTAGATGTAGTCCCAGCATCGTCAGTGCTTTGGATCTGAAGTACACCAGTGTTGTTTCTGATTCGAGTGTTTAAGTCAGTTGTATCAGACTCAAAAAGTTCAATACGTGGGGTTGCTCCCCCAATTACGGCTTTACTGCTTAAAGAAACATCATCAGCAGTTAC